TTGTCCTTTTATTGCAGATTCTAAACACAAATCTAACATTTCAGGTGATTTATATGTTGGTATTATTACTGATATCATTTTTTAATCCCCCAAAAATATAAATCATGATGGTTTTCTTCAACTTCAAACTTAAATTCACTAAATACTTTTTCTATATCGCAAAAAGATCTAATATCTTCTTCGGTAACATTTTTATAATATTCATTATCCCAATCTTCTTTTTCTACATTAGGCATTGTTTTCCATTCTATAATTTTATTACCTTGGGATGTTACTCCTTTTGAATTATCAATAGCATCTTGTGTGAATGTTCCATGTACTGGTCTGCCTGTTGTAGCACAACTCCAAATAAAATAACCACCAGATTTTAACATTCTAATTGCATTTAAAATACTTTCTTTATAAAAAGGATTATGTTCCCAACATTCACATGAAATAATAGTATCAAAAGTTTCATCAGGAGCGTCATATTCATTTGCAGGACAAGCTACATCTACACCAGGTCCTGGTAGTAAATCTAGTCCTGTGCAATCGCAATTGTCAAACCAAGGGGCTTCGTTTCCATTTACATCAAATGAACCTATATCTAGTACCTTAACATTTTTAAATGCTCTTGGATGTTCTTTTTTTATTCTATCTAAATAGTCTTTTTGTTCTTTATGTGCCATGCTATTTTTGTTTATTAATTATTTTTTTCCATTCTACTATAGGTGATAACATATTTCCTTCAACATGAGTTGAATAACCAGGAATGCAAGATACTAAATTTGATCCAGTATTCCAAAGGTGAGTAAATTTATCGTGATCTTTTGTCCATTTATCTATTAAATCACAATATTTAACATGAATATCAAAATGTTTTTTTAAGGTTTTGTACTTACAAGCATATGTGTTAGTAGTGGAAACTGTAGTTCTCCAATGAACAGAAGGTGTTGCAATTAGATATGAAGGATATTTTTCCCACATACCTGGGTAATATTTATTAGGATGGTCATATAGTGTATAGTAATCAGCACTCATATGTTCAAATCCTTCTAATAAAATATCTACCCAACCCTCTTGATGTAAATAATCATCTTCTAAAAAATAAATTATATCCTCATCATTATAATCCTGTTCATTTACATAATTAAGTAAATTTAAAAATGATTGAGCATCATTTCCTCCCTTTTTAGATATTTTGTTTACATTTTTATTTTTTAAAAAATGATCTTTAATTTCACCATTTCCTGAATCATGGAATGCTGTGAATTCAACCCTCTCATCTAAGGTTGAAATTAAATTATCAAATATTTTCTCTCTATCAAACCACTCAGGTCTTGGTTTATGTTCTGAGTTGGTTGAAAAATTACAATGTCTTTGGAATATTCTAATCATAATACGTATTTTAAATATTTTTTACCAAAATTAAAATTAATAAATTCCTCAAGTTCATTTTCTTTTTTACTTAGACTTAATACCCTTTCATACTCTCCTTTATGTCTTTCTTTATTGTAAAACCATTTATTATACTCTTCATGTTCTGTGTTTTGAAAATTATGAGTTGATATATCTATTATAAACCCTGGGTTGAGTTTTAAGGTTCTATATCCTACAGAATTATAATGTCTTCCTATTTTATCTCCAATAAATTTATGGGGCCAACTTTTCATAGTATTATACCATAAGGAAAATTTATCTAGTCTAGCTCCAGCATAATATACAGTATCATAAAACTCAATATCTTTAAAAAGTTGCTTATTAGAAAAATTAGGATCTAAAATCTGTTCTTTAGCAAAATGTCCCGGGTTTCTTTCTTTGTAAAGTCCCAATGACCCAATTTTTTTAGATGATTCAAATAAAGAAAGACATTGACTAAACCAATTAGGGTTAGTCTGAGTGGCCCAATGATCATTATCTAGTAATAAAATATAATCAAAATCATCTTCTTTAAAATACTCAGTTAGTAAAGTCCAAGCACCCCCAACCCTTAAATTTTCTTCAGGAAATAGTAATCCTAAATTATATTTTTCCTGGTTTTTTTCTAACCACTCTCTAGTTCCATCAGTTGAACCGTTATCACAAACTATAATTTGTGAATTTTTGGGTTGTTGATTAACAATACATTCTATTGTACCCTGGGTGTATTTTTTTCTTTGGTACGATACTATGTAAATTAATAATTTGTTCATACTTTATATCCAGTTTTTAGTAGATTTTTATGTAATAAAAGAGTTGATTCCTTGTATTGTTCTTTTGTTAATGGGGTTGATATTACATCGCAGATATCTTCATACCTAATAATCTCACAATTTTCTTGAGCCCAATCCCATGTATTATTAATTACTTCTTGCCATTGCTTACATGCAGTATAAAAATCAATGTTATAATTTGGGGTTGTTTGACTATGCCCCCAAACTTTATTTGTTATACTACTAACTACACTCCTCCCATCCCTGATAATGTAGTAAATTTTAACATGAGGCCAAGTTTGTTTTACCCATTTTAAAAAATCAATATTTATTTCATCATTTAAAGTATGTTTTTCAAACTTAGTAACATATTTATCTGGTATGGAATCATTTTTATACCTATTCCATCTTTGTAATTCTTGGTAGTATTTAAAACAAGCTATTGTATGTTTATTCTCTAAATTAAAGTTAATGTTTAGTTGTTTTCCTAATCTTTGAGACAACATTTTAGTGCCTGACCTTTCACAACCTGTTATTAATTGTTCCATATTATTACTTCTAATTTTTCTTTATTGTCAATCCATTTTCTATTCTGGAAGTATTCTCTATGATATTGGGATTCATAACAATCCATAGCTATTTCCTTTTTATAAATATCAGTAGCTGTTAATTTAACAGTTAACCTTAAATCACTTTTCCCTACAATATTCCATGGATGACAATAACCTAAAATGCATTTATCTTTAAAAGCTCTAACACATTCATTATAAACTGTTAAATGGTCTTGGTGAACATCAAAACTGGAAGGGCATATAATGACATCAGGGTTAATTTCTTTTTTTAATTCTATTAACTTATCTAATACTTTTTGTCTATCAAATTCTCTAACTTTAAACTCTAAAATATCTAAATAGGGATCTTTACATAACGAATTACAGGCTCTAGTAAATTCATCTTTTAATTTTTCTTTACCACAATAACTAAAACAAATTATGTTAATTTTATTATTATGGGATAATTTATGTATTAATCCTCCACAACCTAGGGTTTCATCATCTGTATGGGGTGAAAGAATAAGAATGTTTTTATTTTTAATTTCCATATTTTATAGGGTTAATTTCTTTTTTAGTTTATTATAAATGAGATTTCTATTTTGTGTTATCTTAATTTTTGGTCTTGTATGCCATAAATGTAAGGTATACGGTGTGTCTATTTCTTCTATTTCTATACCATAATGATTTAAACAATCAATAAAATATACATCTGCATATCCTTCAGCGTTTTGAAATTCTTCTGCAAATTTACCTATTTTTAAAAAATCATTTTTAGACATTCCAGCACAAAATGGAAATTTTCTATTATTATTAACGCTGTGTTGATACCACATATGTCCAGTAGTAGTTTTTAATAAAGATTCAATAGAAAGGTTATTTGTTTGTTCTTGTGTTAGTGAAAGTGTTGCATAAGTTATATATTTATTCTCTTTAACCCTATTACTAAAATCTAATAAAACATCTCCACAATGAAACATTTCTGCGCCGTTTATTAAAATATAATCATTATTAGACATATCTATACCTTTATTTAGTGGTACTACTTGTGTTCTACTACCCCAAGTTTTTTCTTCTTTACTAAATCTATGGAAATTTATATTTAAATCACTATAATTTTCTAAAACATCTTCAATTCTTTCAGATTCTTCACTGCCGTCATCTATTATAATTGTCTCTAAATTATCTCTATTGATTTGAGATAACTTTATTGACTCCATAGTTTTAATAAATTGTGATTTACGATTAAAATATGTTATTATAAGAGATATTTTCATAACAAATTACCATCCTTATCAAATTTTTTGATCCAATCAAATAATATTTTTTCACCCTCATCTAATTCTACAGTAGGTTTCCAACCTAGCTTTCTTAGTTTATCAGTTGAAAGTCTTTTGACTACAGTTTGATTACCTGGTGCTTTTTCCATTTTTATTAATGAATAATCTTTACCAGCAAGATCACAAGCTCTTTTAGCTATCTCAACCATGCTTCGATAGTCATCATCTCTACCAACATTAAAAGCTCCTATTTCGTTATTTTCTATTAATAATACATATGCATTAACTATGTCACCTACCCAACACCAAGATCTTTCTGCTCCAATATGTGTTAATATTTCTTTGTCGTGTATAGCTTGATGCATCATATTATCTATAGCTCTACGCCCTCTACCTGGAGGTGTGCCTGGACCATAAGGCATAGTAGGTCTAATAATACACAAATCTTTAACATATAATCTACATACTTCTTCGCCCCATCTTTTACTTAACCCATATAAATTATGAGGTAATTTAGGTGGTGTATCTTCATTCGCCACTACATTACCAAAATCACCATATATTTCACTAGTTGAGGTGTAGAATAATTTTATATCTTTTTCCCCACATATATTAGCAATTATTGCACTCATACTAGCGTTTTTAGTGATAGTTTTAACTATATCATCTTCACACCTTATTCTACCTACTGCAGCTGCTAAATGTATTACTATATCGGGAATAAAATCTTCCACTACTTTTCTAAATGAATTACCTTCTAAAATATCTATTGGGTTATTTTTATCATCAATATCTACACCTAATACAATGTTTCCTTTTTCTTTTAATTTATTAGTTAAATTAGTACCAATAAACCCTTCACTACCTGTTATTAAAATTCTTTTACTCATTATTTTTCTCCTATTTCTATAAAGTTATATTTCATTTTTTACTATTTCTATCAAGTGGTTTATTATAAATTCTGGGGAGTAGTATTTCTCCATCCATTGGCCTATAGCTGTTATAATGTCAATTAATTCAGAATCACCAAGATTAAGGTAATAATTTAATGTTGACCCCATTGATTCAACTGTTTCTCCTAAATCAATCACAGGGGAGGAATATTCTCCTGTAATTAATGGAATCGAATCTCCTACTAAATTGGTACAAGCAAAAGTTAAGTTAGAATGCATTATCCCTTCAAAAGCCGCTATCCCAATACCCCCAGTTAAATTTGGGGCAAATTGATCTATATAAAATAAGGAATCTTTCTTTTCTTTTATTACTTCAGAGTATGGAACACCCGTAAGTACTTTGTACTTAAATTTCTTGGGGTCGAATTGAAGATTATTAATAACACTATTAACAATATTGGTGCCCTTATTATCAGTATTTGATGGGATATGTAATATAGTTCGGGGGGAGGTGATTAGTTTATTCTTAAAATTGGATGCATATTGATTGATATCAAAATCTATGTAATGGTAGGGCATTATAGGATGGTCATTGGGGTTTTTTGGAGATAGTCTGTATAAATCTATGGCATATAAGTGTTTATGGATTCTATCCCTTAAGGGGTGGTGGTTGTAAAATTGAACGTTTTGTCTATAGTGGCTACCAGGATGCCATATACAAAGTTTTTTATCAGAATTAATTAAATCTATCCCTAATAAATTACTAAATTCTCTTAGGGTTCTGTATGTAGGTTCTAGGGGGTGTCCCTCTTCTCCAAAAATGATAATGTCGCTATCTTCAACCCATTTCTTTGCTTCTAATATTTGTTCTTCGTTGTGGTTTCCTAAATCATAATCATGTTGTACATTATATTTGAAACGATGGGGTCTGTAGCATATAGATTTGGATTGAATATCTCCACTATGTTTATTTAAACATTGCGAATATTCTGTAAGAACGTTCGCAAAATCACTTTCGGCTATAAAACTAATCTTCATAATTTACTATATAATTCGTTTTGTTTTTCTTGTTTTTCTATTGTCTTTGGGTGGTGTAATGCTAATTGTTCATCTGGCGGTATCTGTGATAATTGTTTGATTCCAACAATTCGTTCGTGCACTTTACCTTCCCATTTAATATTTTCATCTCTTTTATATATTCTGCCTTGATAATCTGGCCAATTTACCCAACCTTGGTCATTTACTTGCCAACCCCATTTGTCTATATGTGTTTGTGTTATTCCTTCTACTGTATTAATACGTGGTATATACATTAATTCAATATCTGGATTCATTGCTATTATCTCTCTTAAGTTTTTCATTAATATTGAAGATGGTATTTCATCAGCATCAATTTGGAATATCCAATCACAATCATCTAATAATTCATATCCGACATTTTTAAATGTTGCAAAATCTCCGTTTAATGGAGCATATCCAATTCTAAAAGAATTATCAGGCAATTCGAACTTTTTACATAACTCTTCTACTTCTGGTGTATAATTTGATTCGTCTAACAATATACCCACAACATCACCTGTAGTTATATTAGTTTTTAACATAACCAGTAATCTTGTTAGCTCTTCTAGTTCATTACAAGCCGTTACAAAATAACCTATTTTCATGCTTTCTTCAAATTTGGTAATTTAAGTTTTGGCAATTCTGTTTTACCATTCTCTTGTTTATTTAATTTAGGTAACTGTAATTTAGGTAACTGTAATTGTTGTGCTACCGGAATTTGTTCTACCCCTTTATCTATCATTTCTAATAATTTTACATATTGCGATCTTACAGCTGTTTTGCTAAAATTGTCTTTTGCATATTTTCTTTGTTTTCTAGATCTGTCTATAAATTTACTATAATGTTTAAAAACGTCTTTTATTGCTTTTTTTGCATACGCATAATCAGGTGTAAACCATTTAGCTTCTCCAATTAAAAATGGATTTTGAGCTGATGGGTGTATTTGTGTTAATCCTCCTGCCAATGCTACTATATATTCCTTATTAAGGAAATCTGCTTGACCTGAATAATGTGGTGCTATGATAGGTTTACCTGTAGTTGAGAATTCTAATAATGGTCTTCCAAATCCTTCTGCTTTTGTGAATGATATCATTGCTTTAACTCTTTTATGATTATACATTGCATTCATCTCATCATCAGTCAAATCGCCATGTAGTAAATATATATTTGGTAGTTTGGTTGATTTTGGAAATGTATTTCTTATCTCATTAATTTTATTTTCTATATTCCATTTATCAGTAACTGAATATGTTGCGCCACTAGTTTTTAATAATAATGCTGGTGCTGATCCATGTTTGTTTTTAAATGTTTCTAAAAATGTATGAATTGTTCCACTTATATTTTTTCTATCTTCGCCCATATGTCCTTGTAACCAATGCCCAGCTATTAAAAAACAAAATGATTCGTGTATATCATCTAACACTTCAATATTAGATCTTGTATTATTTTTATCATATACATCTTCATTGAAATATTCCGAAACTACTTGTAAATTAGTTGTTATGGTCAATCCATGCTTTGTTGCTGTATCTTCGAATACCTTTTTAGTAAATTGAGAAGGCACTATTGTCGTCTGCATTTGATTAATTTTTTCTATCCATTCTTTAGGACAAATATCTCCTTCAGTTCCAGCAGTTACTCCGATACTATATTTTCCTACTGGTTGGAACTCATTAGGTACTGTTATTTGAACCCAAATATCAGGCTGGGCTTGTAGTGGTAACGGAATTAACCTTTGTTGCCAATCTACAGGAATTGGATATGTAAATGGCGTATTGCCCCATGGCATTGATAATAATTTAATGTCCCATTCATTACTTTTTTGTTCTATTATATTATCTACAAACTCTCGTGCGTGGTGTCCATACCCTGATTGTGTTGCTATTGGACTAGATATTATACATGTTCTCATACTAATATACCCATATTTTTATATTCTCTATTTTCTACTTTATTTAATGTAAATCTTGGTCTTTGTTCTCTAGGTTGGTCTAATACAAAATTAATCATATCAACCATTTTATTAGCCATTTGTTCTGAGGTTAATCCGTTATTTAAACAAAAGTCTCTTCCTGCCCAACCACATTCCATTCGTTCATCTTTTGGTGTTGCCCACCAGCCATACATAGCATCAGCAACGTCTTCGAATTTACATCTGTCATCAAATATATATGGAGTTTGTGGAGACCCTTGTAATGACCTATTTGATGGAAATACTGGTATAGCCCATTTGCCATGATTTAATTTATATCTTCCATTATGATTGGTAGAAAATTTTCCATCAAATTGAATCCATTCATTATTCTCATCTAAAAATCCACATTGGTCTTGTAATCCACCCGTAACATTATTAATAATAGGTGTTCCTGATAATAATGCCTCTGTGCTACTTAAGCCCCATCCTTCGTTAGATGCAATATTAACTACTACATCGGATATATTATACATTGCATTTAAATCCGGAGAACCAATTCTTGCTTCTGAAAATAAAATTTTACAATCTGGAGCTATATTTTTATGTACTGCCCTTAAATCCGTTCCGTTATTATCAACTGCTTGAGTATGCATTAATAGACCTACTTTGTCTTTTTTATCATCAGGCAATTTTTTTCTAAATTCATTAAATGCTAAAATTAGATCTCCTGGTTGTTTTCTTCTTATATTTCTATTATTCCAAAATACTAAAAATTCAATTCCATTTCTTTCTTTAATATCAGCAAAATATTTTTTATATCTTTCATCGTTTTCTGGTAATGGTTTATATATGTTATGGTTCAATCCGTGTGGAACAAACCCAGTAATTACTTCATCCCATTCTAATTTATCATCTCCAATTTCATCTGCATCATAATTATACACCCCATATCCGTTCTGTTTAAGCACTTCTCTGTGTATGATATCAGATTGCTTCGAAATTCCCATTACTAGGTCACAACTACCGTAGAATGGCGCATTCCACATCGGATAAGGTAAGTCGTCCCATATGGAATAATACATGAGTGGAATGTTAAATGTGGTTTTGATTTCGTGCTCTAATTCATATAACCAACCCCAATATCTAGGATCTGTAAAATGTAATATTGCATCTGGCTTTTCTGCGTTCAATAAAGCAAATAATAAATTTCTATTTCCATACCCATCGCATGGAACTATTTTTACATCTGCATCTTCAATACCTGTATCTTTTCGTACGTCTTGTGATACATCAAACATTTTTCCCGTGTCTGGGTGTTTGACTGCGGCTCCTATTTGAACCCAATCGAAGTGCTTAACACTATTTAAAATGATTTCTTTACTAATAGTTCCAATCCCAGATGGCAATCTAAAATCGTCTGCTAATAATAAAATTTTTCGCTTTTTTGTTTTTTGTAACTCCATTAATGTAACATCCTTATAAATTATAACTTTTATATAAATATTAGCCTAGTAAAACTACTGGCTTATTTAACTTATTTATTTTACTATATGCTGTTTTTAATTGTGGATTCATTTTATTTTCATTGTTTAAAATAATCATATAATCACAATTTTCTGCTAACATTCTCATTCGATGTAATAATTGGCTAAAATGATATTTCTTTCCATAATATGATTCAGGCATTGCTGAATACAAATTCCTTCCAGAATAAGATGGGTTGTATTCTGAATATGGTATTCCAAATTCTAATGCAAATTTTCTAACCATATAATTTGCTCCCTCACTTCCACCTGCTCCTACAATAGTAACATCAGCTCCAAATTGTTTTTTTAAATTCTGTAAAACGTCTTGGACCTTTCGTTTATTCTGCCATTCTTTATTTCCAATAACAGCTACTCGCATTACCCTTTTAGTAAATCTTTCTTGAGATCTAACCCGCAAATGATATTATCATGATTTTTTATATTAGCGATCATATAATTTAATGCTTGCCTTTTATCTTCTGCGGTTGCATATTGATTGATAATAGAATCCATTTCATCTATATGTTGTGGGTGTTCTCCAATCCCAACTGAGCTACTTAGATATATATTTAATCTTGCTACTGCATCTGCTTTATCTGCTTGATATTTAGCATATAACGCATCTAATAATAATCCATCCATGGTATTTCCTTTTTATTTATTATAATAAATTTTATTCACGAATCCTATCTTCTTTGGGACAATTTTCGTAATCTGACTTGAAGGGACACCACTTACAATGTTTAGCGCCCTTGCCGGCTAAGGATAAATATTTTCCATTTATTTTTTTGTTTCCTTCTGAATCAAAACATTGTCCAATAAAATCATCAATACTTTTCTGTACTTTTTTCCTAGTAACTGTTCCAGATGCTGGATTAACTATTTGTATCCTCCTTTGTGGAAACATTGACTCTTCAATTAATTTTCTTTTAACAATAAAAAATTCAATATCTATATTATCTATAGGAGTACCAAATTGATCTGAAAAATATTTTTTATATGCTACTAGTTGTGACAATTTAAGTTTATCTGACTTTTGCCATTTATTCCAGCCCATACGACTAGTTTTAATATCATATATCTTAATTTTATTTAAATCAGTATCTCTTATTACTACATCTATAAATCCATACCAAAATACATTAGTATTTTTTTGTGATGCAGGAACACATAATTCTACTTCTATTCCTACTAGTTCATATCCTTTAGTAGAAAAGTATTGTGCTCTTCTTTTAATAAACCAATCCAATATAGCAATTCCATCTTCTAAGTGTTCTGTTAATTCAAGTGGGTTAGAAAAATGTTCTCCTTTATTTTCTTTTACTGCATTAATATATACTTGTTTAAGATTGTTTGTTAATTCATCTCGTATATTAATATTATTTGCAGATTTAACAGAGTCAGTATACATAACCGTTAAATAATTTTGTAATGTTTCGTGGAATGCTGTCCCAAAACATGTTGCTACGCTATGTGTAAATGTAGAAAGCTTATCTATGTAAGACAACTTCCATTGCCTAGGACATTTTGAATACATTGCCCATTGTGAATATGATATTTTTGCTGGAACTTTACTTACATCATTTAGTGATAACTTGTATATTGGATTAATATAATTTCCTGTTTTACTCATCTTTGTTTTGGTTTAATCTATGTTTAATATAAGCATAAACAACTATTGCAAAGGCAAATACCCAACTAAATATTACTACTTCTATCATCTTATTAAGGTTATAGTCCCGGATTGGGACGTTGTTTTATCTATTTATTATAATATAAGAAATTAGTTTATGTAATCCAAATATTATTTCTTCCCTTTTAACATTTTCTTCTTGTCCGAATTTGTGTGTCCATATAATGTAAGCAAATCAGCACAACTATTTTTATCCATTAATTCTACATAATCAGTTGCTTCACTTTTACTTATCTTGTAATGTTCTGCAACTTGTGAAATTAATTGTTTGTCGAACTTATCTTCCTTCTTTCCTTTTACGTACTTAGCGAAGGTTTTATTTGTTGGTAAAAAACCATGATATAAACGATAAGTTTCTCTAGGAGATAATACTCCTATTGTATACTTTTGTAACTCATTGATTAAATCAATTAATTCCATTCTCATAGAAAGCCAACGATTAACTATGTACGGTGCAAATCGTTTTTGGTCTGTTTCTGTATAAGAATGCCATTCTTTCTTTTGGTGTGTTATGCCATTAATAAAATCAAATATAGTTGCGCCTTGTTTCTTTGCCATTATAATTTATATTTCTTTCTCCATACTTCTTCAAACTTAGATCCTACTCCTAATTCCAATATTATTGCTTTTTCTGGTACGCCTGGCATCTTATTTTCATTAACAACATCAACGTTTTTGTTTTTAAAAACCTTTATTTTAGTTTTTGCGTTTGATCTGTTAGATGTTTTAAATACCAATACAACTGGTGCTTTTATATACGGTGATCCCATTATTTTGCATTTGGTATTACTGGCTGAAATTCTTCTGGTATCGCACCGCAATCATCGCACCTAAATGTAGGAACTGGAACTACTGTATCTTTATCTTGTCCGGTTAAAAATTTAGATACTTTATTAATAGCCATTACTTGTCTGAAATAAATTCCATTACATTCTTCACATACTATTGGTTTTAAGTCTGATGGGTTGATGTTTTGTTTTAAATTATTCATATTTTTCCTTTTATAATTCGTTTAATAATTTTACAAACATTGCCATTATATTTATTTCTTTATCTACAACGTGTGAATCTGTATATTGTGATTCTGCAATAATTAATATTACTGATGCTATTTTGCCTGTTCCAAATTCATCTAAATTGTCATATAAAAATGTATATAATGGTGTAAAGTCTTTTACTTTACTGTCTGCAATAATTTGTCTTATATTTCTAAAAGCTTCTTTCTTAGCTTTTGTTTTCTTTAATATCTCTAATACTTCTGTCATATAATTAGATTGTACAACACTTTGTTTGTCTAAAACTAATTTTCCTTTTACTACATGGCTTTGTGCACTATTAATTGCTCTCCTTATATCTGGATAACTAGAATTAATAATTGCTACAATATCATTAACATCATATTCAATTTCTTTTTCAGTTAACACTTCTACTAACCTCTGAGCTACTACAGATTTATCAGGTGGTGTTATTCCAAATGTTTGGCACCTACTTTGTATTGGGTCTATAATTTTTTCTACATAATTACATGTTAATATAAACCTAGTTGTCCTACTATATGTTTCCATTAAATTACGTAATGCTGCTTGAGCATTTGGCGTTAAATAATCTGCTTCATCTAATATTACTATCTTCCACCTTTTAAATCCTACAGTACTGGCGTATCTTTTAATTTTATCTCTAACCGCATCTACTGAATTTTCGTCAGATGCATTAATATACATTAAATCTGCATCTACTGAATTAGCAATTATTTTTGCTAATGTAGTTTTACCTGTGCCGGCAGTGCCATAGAATAATAAATGTGGGATATCTCCATTTTCAATGAATATTTTTACTTTTTGTATAACATGTTCATTTCCAATATATCCTTCCAATGTTCCGGGTCTAAATGATTCGACCCACAATGTATTTTCTGTTATTCCGTACATATTAATTTTGTAATTGAACTAACCAATAATTTGAATCAAAATCAGCTCCAGTAAAATCTATTCTTGCTAATCCATCTGGAGAAATGTGCATTTCACCAACATCTCCTTTATTTGCAGTTAATACCTCTTTTAATTTGTCTGCTGAGAAACATATTGGTTCCATTGGTTCTGACCCGCCATCTAAATCAAATGTTACGTTGTCTGCATTAATAGTTGTATAATTAATAATAAATTTAATTTTGCCATTTTGTACTTGTACTGCAAAATTCTTTGCATCAGGTAATGCATTTTTAGCTTTAATAAACTTATCTATAAAATCATCATCGATATCGATAGTAACTATATATTCAGGTTCTGCATTAATACTTGGTACTGCTGGAATAACGGTTGTATCTGCTAACATAAATGTCATTGTAGTACTTCCTTCTTGAATTTTCATTGCATAATTCTTTCCTGCAGTTTCTTGAACTTCAATGTCAATATCTTCCCCTACAGCTGATAACATTCTTGTTAATGCTCCTGTATGATTAATTCCTAATTCTCCTTCCATAAATGGATTTGTTTTCCATTTGATTTTTCCTACTACTGTTTGATCTGCGTCAATTAATTCGCAATTAACTGATTGTCCATTTGATTTTACAGTTACTGCCTCGCAATTCCCTGCTAGGTAATATCTGTTGATAAATGATTGTAATTTACTTTTTTCCATGTTTTTGTCTTTTTAAAATTTAAAAAATTCGTTAAATTTGATTGCATCGGTAGTTGATATGCTGTCACCACCGAATTTCTTATATGTCTTTTTATATGTTGCATAAACTCGTAGTGCTTTATCTGGATCTGCGAACATTTCGTGTAATGATGAAATAACATCAAATAAATCCTTTGGTATTGCTGTTTCTAAAAGCTCTACGTGATTATTTACTAATTTACTAACATCTTTTGCCATTTCAGCGTAAAGATGTGTATTATGAATAACCATTCTTGGCATTCCTTCTTGGCTGTACCTATCTAATCCTGTCGTAGTTTTTCCTCCGAGATAATCATAAGTAAAATCTTGGCAAGCTGGACAACCTAAAGAACAAGGGACGTGTTTAGTAGTATCAATAGCCACATTTTTATTCGTCCTTTTTGCATGAGATTTTCTCCTATATTCATTATTTTTTGGAAAATATAATTCTGTAAATGTTTGTGTTTTATAATTACTCGAATGTAAATATGTACCAAATACTGGATATTGTCCTGGAGATGATGAATCTGTGGAAAATAATATTCTATCGTCAGTTAGTTCATTCATCAATTTTTGTAATGTTGCTAATATAAAGAAATCAGATATTTTTGATATTCCTAACAAATGTATATATTGTACATGTTCTTTTTCGAATTCTCTATTATGTAACATTAATGCAATTACATACATGAAATCTACTAATTTCTTAGGACCACCTATACACCAGCCATTAAAATCAAAATCTTTAAATTTATGATACCAATCCGAATATTCTTCATTATATGTACCTTGTATAACATTTAAAAATTTTGTCTTACCTGATTGTTTTGATTCAAAATATTTGAAATTGTCAAAGCTGATATCCATTGACTCTGCAAATCGATTTTCATACTTTGCCCTTGGTGGTATATCTAAATTTGCAGCAACATCTGAATTGTGTTCTAGCCATTCGAATATCCTTTGTCGTATTGTCTTATCCCATTTTAATGCACCGGTTGCTATTTGGAATCCTCCCGAATCGCCAAATACTAATACACCATCGTCTAGTCCTAACTGATCTCGGAAATCCATTTTTTTGAAATGGTGTCCTGCTGTGATTAAAAAATATGGATGTCTCCATTGTTCAGGATACTCTTTTGAAAAGAATCTACACGTAGTTCCATCTTCAAATTTTGTATTCTTTTTGAATGCAGATACCATACTACCGGCAGATAGTGATGGATAATATATAAAATTCTTATCCATATTAATCTACTATCTCCCATGGTTTATCACCTAACTTTTGCAAGTTTCCTAACACAAATGTTACAATTTCTGCTAGTTGATGATCTAATACTCCTTTGTCACTCAATTGTTCTGCTAATGCAGAAAATGGTGTTTCAATTGTATTTCGTATTTCTTCAATACCTTTCTTGTCAATTTTCATTTTGTTCCTCTTTTTTATTTAATAAATGTTTACAATATTCAGCTTCGTGCCAAACATTAATTTCTTGTTCAATTCCATTTGCTACTATATATCCCTCCATTTGTCTGCCCAAATCTGCTAGATGTGCAATATTATAATTTGGTTGGCTTTGTTGCATTACTTCATGTAATCTAATTACTGCCGAATTAACATTGAATGCAGTATATAATCTATTTGGTGGTATAAATTCCGGAAATGACCTAAAATTTGGAAATACAATATCACACCCAAATGTAGTTGATTCTAATACTGTCCATGATACATAATCTTGCAATGCACAATTAAATTGTATTTTTGCTTCTGCTAATTCTTTATAATATTCTTGTTTTGTTAGATTATTTAACAATTTAAATCTTGGTTGTCTATCTGCTAATTCATATAGTGCATCTATTACACCAGGCAACATTGACTTAAATTCTTTGCCAGATGTTGTTACGTGCCACTCTGCCCCATTAAATTCATTTAAATATTTTTCTGCTACTTCCATCATAAAAAATGGATTCTTTTCTTTATCTAATCTACTAGAATAAACAATATTTTGCTTTTTTCGTTTATATTTATCATACCCTGGATATTTAGCTTGAGCCAACTCTAAATGTAATGGTAGCGAAACAACATGTATTGGTGCTTCAAATCCTGCCTGTCTTAATTGGTCTTTATGAATTGTACTTCCTACAAATATCCCTGTCATTCTTTTATCTAAACCTAATTCAAACCCTCGCATCCAATTTCTCATTGGATATGTAAAATCATATTCATCTACACTTTGTGCGTGAAGCATTGCATATATCTCTACCTCTATACCATATAGGTCTAATGCATATAATATAGATTCAATTCCTGGATGCCAGTAGTCTTGAAGAAATATAACATCTCCATTATTAACTTGATCATTATTTAACATATCAAGAAAATTACTACATTGACTCATAGCAAATTTACCTCTACCTACTGCATCTAAAACTGCTCCAACTTTTATTTGCTGATCAGGATCAAATTCTCCTTCTACGTCAATAAACTCAACTTTATCAGAATATGGCTCAAACGTTGCTGGCATCCATTCTTTAGATAACTGATATGTATATCTTGCCTTTAAAGGCTCTAATCCGAAATAAAATACTTTTTTCATTTTTCTATTATTGCTCCGTTTTCCCAATCTTCCCAGACTTCTACTTTATATAAATTTTCATTATTTTCTAACATCCATTCTCCAATATCCTCACAACTCATTCTTCCAAATTCTAATATATTACCACCAAAATTTGTTCTTAGTTGCTTTTTTAGTCTTCTTTGCATTAATATAAATTCTTCATCTCTATCTGAATGTGTTACTTTTGCATAACATCTAAAACCAAATTGATGTCTGTGTCTATCAGACAAAAATCCTACTTCTGGAAATATTTCCTTTGCTTCTGGCCAATTGTGAAATCCTTCTATATTAAATGTTACTACTACTGAATATTTCATATTTCTTCACATTGTTGTGGATAATACTTTTGCCATAGCTTACTGTCTTTATCTAGACATTTTTTACATACAACTACTTTACCAATTGTATTTAATAACTGATCATATAAAGATATTTGATCTAATTCATCTGTTGGGTTATCCCAATCAACATCTTCAAACCATTTGTCTCTTCCTAGTTCATTTATCCGTTTCTCTATTTTTTCATTAATAGGGGTCATCGAATAATACATTGCAGGCATATCTGTTTTTTTATTGCAATATTGGCATCTAATTTTACTCATAATCAAACTTATAATTATCTGGATTAATTTCCATCATGTTACATTTAGTTATTTGGTGAACTCTATACCATCCGGCGTCAATACTCAATGTATCTGTTTCTTTTAATTTTTGTACAGCACCATCGTTGATTCTATATATAATATGACACCTGTTAAATAAGTCAGGTGGCAATGCATCAAAAGTTGCATTCGATGCTTCTAACGTTACAACATTATTTGTAGTATCCAAGATTTCTCGAATAGCCGGAAGATACTTATCATTATCTAATAAAGATTTCTTCATATATTCAATTGTAAAATAATAATGTGGGTATTGGGATAAATCGTCGACGCCGATTCCGTCGCCTATATCTCTAACAAAGAAAGTCATCATATCTGAATAACGACCTTCTACTTCTCTACCTATCCATTGATCTTTTCCGTACATTTTTTTTATATATTATAATAAATTTATTTGTATTATCCAAATGAAAAGAACTTATTTACATTATTATTTTCTGGCAAATTATCCCAATTCATTGCTAGATAAAAATCATCTATTTTGCCTCTTAATGCACTGTTAAATATTTTATTTCTATCGATATATTTTTTAACAAATTCTGTTAATTGTCTTGGGTCTTCATATCCTCTTAATGCAATAGTATCAAAACCCATTGCATTTGTCTTAAGATATGCCCATTTAATTTTATCTCCATCATTAATAGCTTCGAATTTTTTCTCGATACCTAAATGATGTAACATATCATTATAATTGATAGAAGATTTAACATGAATTGGCGTTCCTTTTAAATAACCAGCAAACGGCTTCCTCTTTTTGGTGTATTTACTAATCTCTTTTACTCCTGTATTGTTCATCACGTTTAAAATATCAGAGTCTTGTATTTTATCCTTAAATTCCATTATCATATCAGTAGTATCTAATTTTGATCTTTGTTTTAATATATACCAAAGTGTCTCTTCCATTATTTCTTTAAAATCTACTGGAAAAGATGATCTGACTACGTCTAAACCTTTTATATCCAGTTTATCAGTTGGTTTTCCTTCTTTAAATATCACCCATTGAGCATACCGCTTTTTTGCAATCCACACGCCAGATTTTGCTACATATTCTTGTTTAATCTGGAACCTATGTTCTTTTGTGTTATGAAAATATAATGAATATTGATTATACATTTCATTTACATGATTTTGAATTTCAGCTGCTACTTCATTTGTTTTTTCGATCATGAATTGTTCATCATTTTCATCAAAATTAGGATATCGTTTTTCTATAAGTGGTAAACTAGAAACAAATGTTGAATCTGTGTCTGTATAGAATGAAAAATCTACTCTTTTACCTGTAGCATTTCTAAAATTGTTTTTGCCTGTTTCTTTTTTATAATAAGCATTAATGACCTTCGCAGAAAACTTAATTACACTTTGTCCTGTTGCTGTAATTGCTCCTGCATTATCTAAGTCATGAAACCTAAATGTTTTTAATCCTAATACTCCATAAAACTTATTAAGTAGTGTTTTTTGTGCTAATTGCTCTGCATCATAAAATTTATATTTTTCAGATCCTACTTTGTGCTTATCTCTTTCAGTTTTAAACTCAACACGTTCAGCAAACCACTTTTTTAATATTCTAGGTAGAAATCCTATACTCCTAGTATCATATACAACCCCGTTACTTGCTACTGTAAATTTATTTTTAATTAACCATTGTTTTACGTCATCAATTGGTTGTCCGTTAATTTTTACACTAACTGGGTCTTTCTTTAATAAACATTCTTGTTTCCAATTGGAAATAACGCCAACTTTAGTTTCAGGCGATATATTAAGACTCATTATTATACTAGGATATAGTGAAGTTAAATCTAAATCATATATCC